AATAGAATGATCTCCAGTGTGGCGCGCCGGGCGCTGCGACATCCGGAGATTTCATATGACGGTCTCAACCGAAGTCGACCATAACGACTACACAGGGAACGGCGTTACCACATCTTTCCCGTACACGTTCCGCATCTTCAAGAAGTCAGATCTCACCGTCCAGGTCGCTGACCTTAACGAAAATATTACGGTGCTGACTCTGGATACCGATTACTCCGTTACCGGGGCGGGTACCTATTCTGGCGGGAATGTTGTGCTGATGTCCCCGCTGGCCAACGGTTGGCAAATCTCTATCTCGCGTGACCTTCCAGTTACCCAGGAGACTGACCTTCGTAACCAGGGGAAATTCTTCGCAGAGGTTCATGAGGATGCGTTCGACAAGCTGACCATGCTTATCCAGCAGTGCTTCAGCTTTCTCCGCCTGGCACTGCGCAAGCCGTCGTTCATCGCGAACTATTACGACGCACTCAACAACCGCATTCGTAACCTGCGTGACCCGTCACAGGCGCAGGATGCGGCCACGAAGAAGTATGTTGATGATGGTAATGCCGGTTCTAATTCATATGCCGATTCTTTATTCCGCAGAACGCTGAGAGTTCCAGAAGATTATATTGATATCATGCCATCTGTTAATGGACGGCGTGGTAAGTTGTTGGCATTTGACAGCCTTGGTCGTCCTATTTCCATACATTCAGAAACAGATGATGGAACGCAACTTGAGATTGATATGGCTGGCCCGGACGGGCTTAAATATATAGGGCAATGCCCTGATATTAATACATTACGACAGATTGAATTTTCTGTTACCGGTCAGCAAATATTCCTTAAGGAACACACGGCAGGGCAAAGCGCTGGTGGCGGGATTTGGTATTGCCACTCCTTAACTTCTGATAGTTCATATGTCGATGATAATGGGTGCCAGATTATCAATAATTATGGACAGGTCATCCGCCGTAAGGATATTAAGGAATTAACCTCAAGTTACTTCGGATTACGAGCCGGAGATACAATCGACCCTGTCCTCACTAACATGTACAAGGCCTCGCGTACATTCAATATTTACGAAGCAAAAATTGAAAATCCGGGATTCGACAAGGGATACGTAGTTCAAGGGGGACTACGCTTTTATTGTGGAGATAAGCCTTTTTATATTCTGTCTTATTCTATTGAAACGTTGCGTGGGCCTAATCTGTACCATACCGGGAATAACATCGCTTTCACTTTTTCCAGGTTTAAAGAAGATGGTACTTCTCAGCAAGCCTGGTCCGGCGGCGGTATTCGCGGATTTAGATTTTGGGGGGCCTCATCTTATCTTGTTCAGGGAAACTCTGGAACCGATGCAACTCCCGTGCGAGTGTCTGATATGTGGAATGGTGAAGCGTCGGACTTGTGGATTACTGGCTATACAGGGAATACTAATGGCGGATCCGTGTCCCTGTATAACGAGTTTGCGTGGACGGAAGGTGCCAGAGTTGAAAATGTCATGGTTCGCCAGTCGCTGCGTGGGATTACATTTTTGCGTAAGCATGGAACGACAGCCACAGATTCCTTTTTCAGACCGGTTATTGATATGTCATTTAATGCTGGTGTTTCCGGTCAATCAACTCAAGAAATGGTTGTTGGTGATGGAACATTAGAAGGACAGTGTGTCGTATACGGGCACGACATTAAACTGACTCAGTGGATGAGCGCCGGGGCATGGCATGATATTGTTCGCCTAGAAGACTACAGCATTATCTCTGAAACTGGTGTAATAAAAATAGTTGCTGATGGTTACGGAATTTCCAAAACAACCGTACCGGCGACCGAGGTTGTTCACTCAATTAATGTTCGTGGGCTTAATGCGCGTTTTAGAAGCCGGGTAGAAAACTGGTCAAATCAGGCCGGTGGTTGGGGTTTGGATTTCCTTAACATCATATTCCAGTCCAGCATGTATACTAACGCAATGACTTTTTACGAGTCTGATTTTGATGCACTACCTACTATTAATCCGGTTGGTATGAAAGTGCGTTTTAACGGTACGTTTACCGTCGACGAGCGGCTGTCCGGTAAGGTTTATACACTTAATAGGTTAATACCTGGGATGACCCTGAAAGTTAAACTTACATCAAGAAATGGTAATGACCTAAACGATGCCGTCGTACAGGAGTGGAAGGTATTTGTACGCAGCACTAATTTACCCTGCATTGTCGTACCCATGTCCGGAAGTGCAAACATTGCAACTACCGATGGGTTGGCACTCGTAACGACTGCGGGAGCCACTGCGACGTTCCTTAAAACAGTGACACCTACTCAAGCCAGAAATTTTATTGGTCAGAACTATGGCCTGACAGTTAAGAATGCGAATGATGACAATAGTCTCTCATATGCAGTTAACTCGGGGCGTAAAATTCGTTTTGTTCTTCCTGCAAACCCAACGGCAACTACAACCACCCCTTATTCTGTTGAGATAGAGGTACTTTAAATGGCAAATGTCGATCCTGAAAAAATCACCCCAGTATTTGCGTTAAAAATTGTAAGAATAGGTGAAGTAGCTAATGGCCAGTGTACGTTAACGCTGGAGAGTGGTCAGGATGTATCTGATCCGGTGGTTGTGACAGAAGAGTATTTACAAAAATACGACCCTCAACCTGGTGGTTATTACATCATGTGCGAAGGAGGTATAGGTCTTTATTCTATATAGATTTGTATTGTTACCATTTATCCATAAACGGTTTATTGTGTATGATGATCTTACCAAACTAAGGAGGTTCATCATGCATAGTAAACGGTGGTCATCATGTCCGCATCGCTAACCGCTGATACAATAAATCAGGGGCTTAGCTACGGAGCGCTGGCGGCTGTTGTCGCCGGAGTTCCGCCAGAAGTGGCGTTAGGTTCACTGGCCGGGGCGGTAATTTTTGTTACCTCTGCAGTTGAGTATCCGGTCAAGCGCCGTGTTCTCCTGGCGCTACTCAGCTTTCTCTGCGGTCTTCTCTTCTACAAACCCACAGCATCAATCCTTATCGGCGTTGCCAGCATGATCCCCACCATCACACAGGACTCGTTCGAGCGGGGTATTGTCTACTCCGCCGGCGCGTTCGTTGCGGCGATTGTCGCTGTGCGGGTTGGAATATGGCTGTATCACCGCTCTGACAATCCGCGCGATTTAATCCCGGGAGGAAAAGACGATGACAGGCCATGATCTGCTGCTTATCGCTAATTCCATCATCTGCGGCGGGATAGCGCTGCGGGTGATGTTCTTCCAGCGCAACGGATCGCGCCACCGCCGCTGGGGTGGGTGGATAGCCTATTTCCTCATCGTGGCGGCGGCCAGTATCCCGCTGCGCACCGCGTACTCATACCTGTACCACTTCCCCATGACCGCAGATCTTTCTGAGGTCGTTATCAATGCTGTGATGTTCGCCGCGGTGCTTAAGACGCGCGGCAACGTCGTGCAAATCTTCAAGATATCGAGGTCGCAACATGGACATTAACGAGTTTCAGAAAGCTGCCGGCGTTAGCCTGGCGCTGGCCACGCGCTGGCATCCGCACATTGTGGCGGCCATGAAAGAGTTTGGCATCATCAAGCCGCTGGATCAGGCTATGTTTATTGCCCAGGCCGGGCATGAAAGCACTGGCTTTACCCAGCTCGTTGAGAGCTTCAATTACAGCGTGGCGGGGCTGGCTGGTTTCGTCCGTGCCGGGAGGCTGACGCAGGGTCAGGCTAATTCGCTCGGCCGCCGTCAGGGTGAACCATCGTTGCCACTGGAGAGGCAGCGGGCCATTGCCAATCTGGTGTACAGCAAACGCATGGGGAATAACGGGCCGACCGACGGCTGGTTTTACCGCGGTCGAGGACTTATCCAGACCACCGGACTAAACAACTACCGCGATTGCGGGGCTGCCCTGAAGGTGGATCTGGTTAAGCAGCCGGAACTGCTGGCGCAGGACGAGTATGCAGCGCGGAGCGCGGCGTGGTACTTCGTGAAATATGGATGCCTGAAGTACACCGACGACCTGATGCGCGTCACGCAGATCATCAATGGCGGCCAGAATGGTATCGACGATCGCCGTGTGCGTTACCTGTCGGCCAAGAAGGTACTGGCATCATGATCACGGTATTCTTAAAGCGTACTGGAAACAGCTGCTTATCGTGTCGATGCTTGCTGTTCTGGCGGCCGGAGGCGTTGTAGCCTGGAATATTCACGGTGACAGGCAGTACGACGCCGGGTATGCGCAGGCGAAGGCAGACCGCAAAGCAGAAGATGATAAAGCCCGTCAACATGACGAACAGGAGAAAGCAACCAATGAACGTGAGGCGCAGCAGAGGATCGACCAGGCGCGCAATGATGCTCTTGATGCTGCCGCTCGCGCTGGCCGGCTGCAGCAGCAGATCGTTGCCATCCGTGAGCAGCTCAGGCAGTATAACGCCACTGTCGGCGCTGGGACGTCAGCCGCAGACACCGGAGTTTTGCTTACCGACGTGCTCGAAAAATCTCTCGAACGAAACCGGCAACTGGCAGAATACGCTGACCGGGCAGCTGAAGCCGGAAGGGTCTGCGAAAGACAGTACGATAAACTAACCAGGTAGCATGGTATTTTTCATGGTACTGTTTCCCGGTGACGGTATATAAAACGGTACGCAGAATTTATCGTTTAATAAACTTGTTTTCAGTCAATTGGTTACGAGCACTGTAAATAATTGAGTGGGAGTAATCCCCGGCGTTAGCTGAGTAAAACGAAACCCTCTGTGTTTACAG